TACACCAACGTTACAACGCCTGCTGGTGGTTACTTGTATTTGGTCAATGGCGTAGATGCGCCGTTACTGTATGACGGGTCAGTATGGACAAATCCAACCATTACTGGAGTTGGGGCAAGCAGTTTAAGCAACATTGCAATATTTAAAAACCAAGTGTGGTTTACGCAAAACAATTCGCTCAAAGCGTATTATTTGCCAACTTTAAGCATTGCAGGCGCAGCTAATGCAATTGACATGAGTTCGGTTGCCCAGCTCGGCGGTTTCTTGGTTGCCGTGGGAACATGGACAATTGACGCAGGCTATGGAGTAGACGATAACCTAGTGTTTATTACGTCTAATGGCGAGGTTATTGTTTGGGCGGGTACAGATCCCTCAGATTCTACAAAATGGGCGCTAGTGGGCGTTTGGAGGGTTGGCAAGCCCGTTGGCAAGCGATGTTTACTAAAGTACGGCGGCGATATTTTGATGCTGACTTACAACGGTCTGTATCCACTTGCTGCAAGTCTGCAATCATCCAGACTTGACCCACGAGTTGCTCTATCCGATAAGATTCAAGGCGCATTTACTGCTGCAACGCAATCGTATGGTGGCAATTTCGGGTGGGACATTATTTTTGATCCACAACACAACGCTTTGACCGTAAACGTGCCAATTGCTGAAGGTCAACAACAGCAATATGTGATGAATAACATCACAAAATCATGGTGTAACTTTACAGGGCAAGCTGCTAATTGTTGGGCAATTTTTGACAATGAACCTTATTGGGGTGGCAATGGCTTTGTTGCCCATGCGTGGGATGACAATTACGCTGATGACACAAGCGACATAAACGGCTATGCGCTGCAAGCATTTAATTACTTTGATGCCCGTGGGTACAAAAAGTATTTCACTAGAGCTAGACCGTCGATCTTTACTAACGGCACACCGTCAATATTCATTGGTTTAAACATGGATTTTGATTTAGCAGACACAACAGCGGCGCTGAGTTTTAGCCCACAAGTATCGTCAAAATGGGACGTTGCGTTGTGGGATGTAGGCTATTGGGCAACAGACACGGTAATTACAAACAATTGGCAAGGTGTGACTGGGATTGGTTATTGCGCTGGTACACAGTTTAAATCTGCATCTCAAGGAACGACAATTCTATGGGCATCGACGGACATTGTTTACCAACAAGGTTGGGCTGGCATATAACCCAAGGCGCTGAAATAGGTCATTGGGTAGCAGAGCGAGTACAAGGTAAGTATTTTGCAGACGGGTCGCAAGCAATTGGGTTAGAGCGTGATGGTCAGATTATTGCAGGCGTAATTTACGAGAATTGGAATCAAGCCTCGATTGTGTGTCACATAGCAGTCGAAGGACGTATGACAAAAGGTTATTTAAAAGCAATATTTAGCTACCCTTTTGAGTTTTGTAAGGTAAAAAAGATTATTGTGCCGGTGAGCAGTACCCATGCAAAAAGCCTAAAATTAGTTACCAAGATGGGTTTTGTTGAAGAAGCAAGGGTTAAAGATGCTGTACTGGATGGCGATATTATATTTTTGACATTGGCACGAGAAAAGTGCCGATTTCTAGGGGTAGAAAATGGGTAAGTCAGCAGCAGCACCACCAACACCGGATTATATTGGCGCTGCCAAGCAGCAAGGTAAAGACAACCTTGAATCTGCTAGACAGTCAAACATTATGGCTAATCCCAATATGTTTACGCCATTTGGCAATCAAACTGTTTCTTACTCTAGCCCAACGTTCGATCAAGGCGGCTATGATGCGGCGTTGGCTAAATACAACGCTGGCAATATTGACCGAAATAGATATTACAGACCAGACGAACAAACTGGGCAAACGTATTTTGACCAAGCAAGTTTTGATGCCGACAACGCAAGACGAGGTGCTGCGCCAACCCGTGAAGGGTTTATGACTGGCGGCGGTCAGCCAACTGTTACTCAAACATTAACACCACAAGCGCAGCAAACATTAGATTCGCAACAACGAGTACAGACTGCATTAGCAAACCTTGGCGAACGTGGCATTTCAAATGCTTACGCTACGCTTTCGCAACCGTTTGTGCCAACATCTACAGACATTAAAAAAGATTTTGGCGGTTATGGCGCTGTGCCTTTGTCTGAAAACTTTACCTCTAAATCTGAAGTTCCGTTGCAATATTCGCTTGATACAAGCAACCTAGCAAGGATGCCAATCAATGCAGGAACGACTGCACAAGATTTAATCTTGCAACGCCTAAACCCAACAATTGAAGCGGGTGATACGTCTTTTAAACAATCGTTGGCAAATCAAGGTTTAGCGCCTGGCACACAAGCCTACGATGCGGCGTTCCGCAACCGTTCGCAACAGGTAAATGATTTGTACAACCAAGCTGCACTCCAAGGCATCAATTTGGATATGGCGGCTCGGCAGCAAGGTTTGAATGAGCAACAAACATTAGGTTCGTTTGCCAATCAAGCGCAATTAGCAGGCGCAGGGCTTTACAACACGGCAATGGCTGACAACTATGGTCGAGGCATGACCACCCAAGGCACTCAGTACAGCCAAGGGCTTAACAAGGCTCAGTTTCAGAACACCGCACAGCAACAGCAGCTGGCGCAGGACTTGGCGTTACGGGCGCAACCGATTAACGAAGTTATCGGGCTTATGGGTGGGTCGCAAATTCAATTGCCTCAGTTCCAAGGTTATCAAGGCACTTCAGTTGCGCCAGCGCCAACTTTTGCGGGTACGCAAGCGCAAGGTCAAGCTGATATGACACGTTACGGTATTCAGCAAGCGGGCGCTAATGCAGGGATTCAAGGTCTTACTTCATTGGGTGGCATGGCTGCGATGTATTTCTGATGTTAGGTTTAGCGTTCTCAGGCGGGAAGGATTCTTTAGCGTGTTGGTACTTGTACCGTGAAAAGAATCCCATTGTCTTTTGGGCAAACACTGGCAAGGCTTACCCTGAAACAATAGAAATTATTGAACAAATTAAAGCAAAAGCAGTTGAGTTTATTGAGGTTAAATCAGATCAAGAGCAGCAAATTAAGTTTTACGGTTATCCAAGTGATATTGTGCCGATTGACCATAGCCTTGAAGGTATGCAGTTTGCAGGCGATAAGCCAGTACGAGTACAGAGTTATTTGAATTGTTGTTGGTCAAACGTGGGACAACCTCTAACAGAGGCAATTGCAAAACGTGGTATTACGCACTTGATTCGTGGGCAAAGGCTTGATGAAAGCCACAAATCCACGGCTCGGCACGGGTCGGTAGTGAATGGTGTGACGTACATACAACCGATAGAAACATGGACTAAAGAGCAGGTTTTGGCGTTTTTACGGACTCAATGTCAATTACCAGAACATTATGCAATCGACCACTCAAGCCTTGATTGTTACGATTGCACAGCGTATTTGGCGCACTCAGCGGATCGAGTGGCATGGATGAAAGAAAAACACCCAAATTTGCATGAAAAATATAAAATAAACATGGCGGCACTAAAGTCTGCCTTGTTGCCTACTTTAGAGTTATTAAGGAATTGCGATGCTTAATCAATACGTCAACATGACTCCGCAGCAGAAAATGGCTCAAATGCTGCAACAGCAAGCACAACCGACTCAGTTGCAAGGCGATATGCAACAGCAGATGCCGCAAGCTCAGAACCCGTTTGGCGGCGCAGTTGACGCAATGAAAATGTATCAGCAAGCCAGCCAAGGTAGTCAGATGCAAGATTATCAGGACTACATGGCTCGGTTGAAACTTGGTCAGGCTCAGACTGGCGGTATGTTTGACCGTGGTAATGCTCAAGGCGGCAATTATACGGGTGACATGGGGACTTAATCATGGATTTAGATTACAACACCAGACTAGCGGCAATTCAGCGTAACGAAAAGTTAGCGCAGATTATGCAACAACAAGCATTTCAACCAATTGATATTCAGAGCTATCAAGGCATCCAAGCGCCTATTTCACCTTTGTCGGGACTTGCCAAAGTGTTGCAAGCCTACATGGGTGCAAGAGGCACGGGCGATGAAGAACGCATCAAGCTAAACCAAGAGGCTAAAGCAGAAGCGCAACAAATGCTGTCGAGCCTTAACCCAACAGCATCACCTGGTCGTGCTGCGGTCATGGGTATGCCTGAAATTCAAGCACGGCCTGCAACGTCATTTACCCCAATGGGTTCTGACTTTGAGGACAATCCGAATTTGCAAACAGCACCGTCGGGCAACGTAGAAACGCCTGCTGTGGCGTATCAGCCTGCTGTAGCACCACAAGCAGCAATTGCGCCAACAAGCGGTATGCCATTAGACCCAGAGCAAAAGCGTCAGCGTCTTGTACAGATGATGATGAGCCAAAACCCATACATTGCACCAGTTGCTAAATTGGAATACGAACAATTGGGCAAACAAGATAGTGGCCCATTGGCTGAGTATCGTCTTGCTGTTCAGCAAGGCTACAAAGGTACAATTGACCAATACAAGACGCAACAAGCACAGGCAGGGCGATCAATTACTAACGTTAGTATGCCATCCTCAATGGCGCCAATGTTTGTAAGAGATAAAATAACTGGCGAAAAGTTATATGTTCAAGCAAATACTCGTGGCACGATGGATTTGTCTAGATATGAACCAATTGAAAAGCCAACAGATTTAAGAACGCAATTGGCTGATGCGGGTATCTTTCCAAATAATCCTGATGGAACGCCAAACCCTAAATATGTAGAATATGCCGAAGCTGCATTGCGTAAAAATTATTCAATGACAACTCCTGCCGGCTCAGTTACGACAGGGCCTGGGGAAAAACCACCTGGTTTTGTTCCAAAAACGGACGTAGGCGAAACAATTAACCTTGGAAATAAAGATTTACAAGGTAATTTAATTATTACTGCAACACCTGGATCAGCTGAAGTTGCGTCTGCTCGTGCAGGGCAAGTTGCAGGTGCTGAAGCGGCTGGCAAAGTATCTGGCACATCACAAGCACAAGCAGTTATTGATTTGCCAAAAGTAATTGATAACGCAGATACTGCAATTAAAAACGTGCAAGAGTTACTTACTCACCCTGGCTTTAAAGCATCTGTTGGCATGGGAGTGCCAGGCATGAAATATGTGCCAGGTACGGCTCAAGCTGATTTTCGGTCTAGGATGGATCAAGTACAAGGTGGTGCATTTCTTACTGCAATTGATACTTTGCGTGGAACTGGTGCAATTACTGAAGTTGAAGGCGCAAAAGCTACGGCAGCTAAAAATCGTATGTCTACAGCAACGTCTGAAGATGCGTTTAATAAAGCGGCTAAAGACTACTTGGACATTATTGAACAAGGCGTTAAACAAACTTACAGCAGAGCTGGCACGAATTATGTGCCGTTGCAAAGAGGGCAAACACCTAAAACCATCAATTTCGGGGATTTACCTAAATAATGGACGTTACGCTACCTGATGGCACGGTCATTAAAGATGTGCCAGACAACATTACGCAAGCTCAATTAACCGCTAAATTAAAGGCTAATGGCTTAGATACGTCTAAGTACGAGCCGACCATTGGGCAAGAGATTCTTGCGTCACCAGCGGGTCGGTTTATTAGCGGCGCAGGCGAGTTTATTGACGCAGGCGCACAATTATTGCCACGAGCATTATCTACCGTGTCATCGTTAGGCGGCTTTAATCCTAATCCAGTTAGCAAATTTCTTGACCAACAAGCTGCAAGTGTTGATGAAGGAATTGCAAAAAGAAAAGCCGAAATGGATGCCGCTAAATTAGCGACAAACTTTCAAGGTGCAGATATTTCTAGGTTTGTTGGCAACGTAGCAAATTTGCCTAACTTAGCGTTAATGAAACAACTTGCGCCATTAGCTAAAACCATCCCTGGCTTATTAGAGTCTGGCGCTTATATGGGGATAACGGGCGGCGCTTTAACCCCTGTTACTGAAAACCTTGACAATTTTGCCGGTCAAAAAGCCGTTCAAACTGGCGCTGGTGGCGTATTTGGTGCAGGTCTTGCACCCATTGGTCAACTGGCTGGGCGTGGTTATCAACTTGCTAAAGCGTTACTTCAACCATTTACAGAATCTGGTCGAAAAGCCATTGTTGGCAGTACGATGCGTGGGCAAATTCGTCCAACAGATGTTGGTGATGTTGTAAATCGTCTAAACAATGCAACTGAATTAGTACCAGGCTCGCAGCCTACGGTTGGTGAGGTTGCTGAAAGCGGTGGTTTATCGACATTGCAACGCCAATCACAAAACGCATTTCCTGACGTTTTTACACCACGAAAAACATCTCAAGTGCAAGCAAGGCGAGAGGCGATTTATGAAGTTGCCGGTGATGAAGGCAAAAAAGAATTGTTTGGCAAAGCAAGGGAAGATGCTGCAAATACTCTTTACACACAAGCATACAAACAAACCCTTAATGTAAATCGTGATCCTGTTACGGGCAAAATGTTGCCTAAAGCAGATCGTGATGTTGCCAATGCTGAAATGGCAGATTTGTTAGACACGCCTGCCATTCAACAGGCCATGAAAGACGCTGTTGTACTAGCAAAAAATGAACGCATCAATATTAAAGACCCAAAAGGTTCAATTCAGGGTCTTGATTACACTAAACGAGCATTAGACAAGCAAATTGCATCTGCTGAAAGTGATAACGAAAAGCGCATTTTGATGGGTGTTAAAGATCGTCTGATGACGTTTCTGCAAAAGCAAAGCCCAAAATATGCTGAAGCTGTTGCAACGTACGCCGAAGGCAGCAAGCCAATCAATCAAATGGAAATTGGCGAATACTTAAAAAATACACTTATTCCCGCAATTGGCGAACAAGGCGGTTTGCTCAACGAAAGCGGCGCAGCGTTTACAAAAGCATTAAGAAGCCCAGATACTGCAAGAACAGCAACAGGGTTTAAAGGTGCAACGCTTGAAAATGTATTTGCTGACAACCCAGCTCAATTACAAACATTAA